TCTTGGATTCCTAGTTATGATCCTCGTACAGAGATTCCAGATCTTAATCAAATCCGTCATCAGGCCTTTCGGTCTGTTCTCGGATTGACTGTTGATCTATCGACTGCTTGGGAATTGCTCCCGTGGTCGTGGTTAGTCGACTGGTTTTCTAACCTTGGCAGCATTCTTGCTGCCAGGCGAAATCTTGTCGGCTTCGTCCCGGGACCTTGCTACACTATGACTCATACAGAGCGTCACTCTAATTTTGAATTAGAGGGTTCGTCTGTATTGTCCCATTCTAAACCGTACCTTCACCAAGTGGTTAAGGAACGTGTGACGTCTGGGTCGTCTAGTGTGTCAGTAAGCGTGCCTTTCTTAAGTGGAAGGCAACTCGGTATACTTGCATCGCTTGCAGTCGCAAGGCGATGATCCCCTCAAAGAGCGCGTTGTGAAACGCCCTCATGGAACGTCGTGAGACGCCCCGAAAGGAAATCATGCTCGCAGATCCGCAGACCATTACGGTTAATTCTATCGCCAAGAATTTGGCGCGTATTAACCAAGACAACAACGGTGCTGTTTATCGGCTCCGTTCTTCGACAGACGAACTTGTCCTGACTATCAAGCATTCCGACGGTAAGATTTCCGGCGGTCAGTTTGGTGAAGGACACGTTGTTAAGGTAGAGTATACGGTCTTCGCGACCTCTACTGTACCCCAGCTTCGCCTGGCGACGTGGCTCGTCATTCAGAATCCCGATGGTATGGACTTGACTGTCGTCAAGAACCATGTTCTCGCTCTGTGTGCCTTTGCCACGTCTGCGAACATTGATAAGTTCCTGAACGGTGAAAGCTAAGCTTTCTTCAGGTTCTAATCAGTGGTCGAGGTTGTCGTAACCTTACGGTTGCATGGTCACTACCAGGACGGATCAACTCAAGCCCAGAGGAGTTTGAAGTACATGACTACAAATCCTATGGGGCATGAGTTCCTCCTGGGAGCGTATAAGGCCCTTTACAAGGACATTATACGTTGGATTCCTGAAGTGAATCGCAAGTCGCTCGAGTGGGATCAAATCCATCTTGAACGCCTTGTTTTGGACAGAGGTCAACGGTATTTCACCATTGATCTCCCTGAGTTTGGGAAAGTTTTCGAACAATCCCTTGCCTCAGGCTCACTCCGCAGTCAGTCAATACCTGGCTTTCACAAGCTAGTGACTAGTCGCGGTAACGACGCTAGACCCAGACTCTTCTGGGCGCTTTCGTCGAGAGTGTTCAAATATGACGGTACTCTTCGTGATCAGCCGTGCTCTACCTCGATCTTTTTGATTAGACAACTCTGTTATCTATTCAAGAAGTTGAAAGGAGAGTGCAGTGAGCACTTCAAGTTTGCTGCTATCGCTGATCTCTATTCTGTCGAGACAACTCTACCAGAGCCTTCCCTTGATTGGGAGGACCCTATTAGGGCTCTCACTTGGAATCCTGCTTGCCACTTCGCCGATGGTACGCCCTGTGCTTCTGCACTGGCTGACGTCGATGGAGCAGCGGGTAGCATCCAAGAAACCGGCAACGGATTTGGATTGCACTTACAGCGAGTCTTCGACTTGCTTGGATGCGCCTTTCCACTTCTCGAAACCGAACAGATAAGAGGACGTCATGGACCCGGTGCTGTTTCAGACGGTACTAGGAATGGATCAAAGTATTCATTCCCTAGTTGGCCAGCTAAGCTTCAGTCTCTTTTTCCTTTTGATATGCATGCTTCCACCAATTTTATGGTTGATGGCAGCTCGCCTACCGATAAGGAAGTGGATTCTAAGCTTATCTGCGTTCCAAAGACGCATAAGGGACCGAGGCTTATCGCCTCAGAACCTATTGCTAATCAATGGATTCAGCAGGGCATTAAGGACTTTCTGGTCGAAGGCTTTGAGCGGTCCTATATTGGGACTTCCATCGCTATATCCGATCAGACGCAAAATCAACAAATGGCGCGTATAGCGTCATTTGGTGGTTTAGCTACTATAGACCTTAGCGCCGCTAGTGATCGTCTGACATGTTACGTAGTTGAGAGATGTTTCCGAAAGCGTCCGGATATTCTTTCAGCTATGATGGCATGTCGTACTCCAACATTGTTCAACTGCCTCGATAAGAAGCAGCCTGAGCGTCTTCAGCTGAAGAAGTTCGCAATGATGGGGTCAGCACTAACCTTTCCTGTTCAGTCTTTTGTTTTCTTTGGAATTGCAGTAGCTTCGGTCCTTTGGGTCCGAGGCCTCCGCGTTTCTATCGAGAACATTAAGAGTGTACAGTCAGAGGTAACGGTCTACGGGGACGATATCATCGTCCCCGTTGATTCATGCCAGGTACTAGTGCAGTCATTGACTGCTCTAGCCCTCAAAGTCAACAGTGGCAAGAGTTTCTGGACTGGTAAGTTCAGAGAATCTTGCGGGACTGACTGGTATAACGGAGAGTGCGTAACTCCCTGTTATATCAGGTCCGACTTTGACCCAGCCCACCCTAGCTCCCTAAGTACGATAGTAGAAACGTCCAACAACTTCTATAAGAAGGGGTTGTGGAGTGTTTCTGATTACCTGACTTGTAGGATCCCCTATCGCTTGCGTCTTAAGCTTGCGATTGAGGATGGGAGTGTAGCCATCAAAGGCTTTTTCAGCTTTATGGGTACTCAAATTGACCACTTGAGAAAGCGGTACAATAGGAGCCTACATCGCTGGGAGTATAAAGTTGTCAACATGGTTGCGCAACTTGATGCTCCAAGGCCTGATGGGATCGACCGTTTACGCCAGTATTTTACTGAGACTCCAGATCCCACCGTGAGGTGGGACCCTAGAGTCAACGGAAGATCGGTCCCGGTTCTCCG